GGAGGGACGTCAGTTCCTGCTCGAGAAGATGCCGGAGTGGAAGGACCAGGCTAAGTGGAACGCGGCGCGCAATAACCTTCGCGAGTATGGCCAGACGATCGGCTATTCAGAAGAAGAATTGGCGCAAGCGTATGACCCTCGAGCGGTTCTAGTGCTTGAAAAGGCGCGTCGATACGACGCTCTTATGGCTAACCGGCCAAAGCCCACGCAGGGCCAAGGACCGAAGCCAATGAGGGCCGGGTCGAATGCTTCCTCTCCGAAACAGGCGACCGACGTCCAGCGAATGAGACAGCGTCTCAAAGCAAGCGGTCGTGCCGAAGATGCGGCGCGGCTATTCGGTCTACTCGATAACAGGAGATAACCCGCTATGACCGCGGTTACCAAAGCGACAACCTACGACAACGTCAACGCGATCCGCGAAGACCTGTCGAACATCATCTACGACATCAGCCCCGTCGACACGCCCTTCATGTCCAACGTCGGGCGCGACACGGCCGAGAACACCTACTTCGAGTGGCAGACGGACGAGCTGTCCGCGGCTGACACCACGAACGCGGTGATTGAAGGCGCTGACGCCGGCGACGCCGATTTCGTGGCGACGGTGCGCGTTGCCAACTACACGCAGATCTCCAAGAAGGTGGTCTCTGTGTCTGGCACGGCCGATGCGGTGAACACCGCAGGGATGCGCACCCTAATGGCTTACGAGACCGCGAAAAAGGCGAAAGAGCTGAAGCGCGACATGGAAGCCATCCTCCTCAGCAACCAAGCTGGCGTGGCTGGCAACAACAGCACGGCGCGCAAGACTGCCGGTCTGCCGACCTGGCTGCTCTACAACTACCAGGCCAATGCGGCGACTGTGTCCGCGATGTCTGGCGCCAATGGCAACGGCTATCCCGACACCGCCTGGACGGGTCTTTCGACCTCGACCGACGTGGCGCTGACGGAAACCATGCTGAAGACCGCGATCCAGCAAGTCTGGACCGAGGGTGGCGATCCGAAGGTGTTCATGGTGAACGCCTACAACAAGACCGTCGCGTCTTCCTTCGTCGGCATCGCGCCGAACCGCGTCACCTACAACCAGGTGAAGCCGGTCGCGATTGTCGCCACGGCTGATGTCTATTTAAGTGATTTCGGCGAAGTGGCGATAGTCCCGAATAGGTTCCAACCCGGAAACTTTGCCTTCGTGTTGGACCCGGAATACGCGTCCGTGGCCTACCTGCGTCCGTTCCGCACTTTCGACATCGCCAAGACCGGCGACAGCGACAAGAAGGAAATGGTCGTGGAATACGGCCTGCGTATTAAGAGCCAAAAGGCTCACGCGGTTATCGCAAACCTTATCCCGTCGTGATAAGAGAAGGAGGGCGCCGCGAGGCGCCCTCCAGCTTGTGTAGGAAACGCAAATGGCTGACGAATACGCTCCTGCTTCGTTCAACCTGGCTTACGACAGCCTGACCGGAACGCTGCAGAAAATGCACATAACGTCTGATCAGAAGCTGGTGTTCGAGACCACCTGCGAGATCGACACTATTGCAGAGCGCGCCAGGGCCGAGATGAACGAGACCTCTCGCACGCAGAAGAGCGGCGACATGGTGAAGGTCGCGAGCCTTCCGATGATGGTCTATCTGGATCTCAAGCAGAGGGGCATCCTCGACGATCGGCCCGCTATGCGTAAGTGGCTTTCGAGCGAAGAGGCGCAACCTTTTAGAACGAGCTGGATGAAAAGCTGATGGCGACGATCACGAATTACGCGACGCTCCAGAGCTCGATCGCGGACTATCTGAACCGTCAGGATCTGACGGCGCAGATCCCGATGTTTATTCAGTTCTGCGAGGCAGATCTGAACACGCGACTGCGCTGCCGAGAGCAGATCGTTCGCGCCGAGGCGACGAGCGACAACGAGTTCGTGCAGCTGCCCAGCGATTGGCTTGAAGCCATCAACCTGCAGATCGTCGACGGTACGAGCCCCCTGCGTTTTGTGACGCTGGACGAGGCCGACATCATCGTGAAGGAGCGGCGCTATGAGCGCGTCGCCGCCTACTCGCTCATGAATGGCGCGATCGAGCTCGTGCCGTCGCCGTCTGACGACGTTGACATCGAGATGATTTACTACGGGAAGATCCCGGCCCTTTCCGACAGCAACACGACCAACTGGCTGCTGACCAAGGCGCCGGATGTTTACCTCTATGGCGCGCTGACGCATGCCGCGCCTTTTCTTGTGGACGATCAGCGCATTCCTGTGTTTGGTTCGTTCTACAGCGGGCGCGTGCAGGCGCTCAATGATGAAGCCCAGAAATCGCTCACCAGCGGCTCTCCGTTGGTGGCTCGCACCAGGAGGTTCTACTAATGGCTGGCTTTTCAAACTACGGTGAAAACCTTGTCCTGACATGGCTGCTGACGACCGGAAGCGCAACGCGCCCGACGTCGTGGTACATCGCCCTCTACACGGTGGCGCCTGGCGAAGGCGGTGGCGGCACTGAGGTGTCTGGTGGCTCCTACGCGCGCCAGGCGGCGACCTTCACGGTCTCCGGCACTGCGCCCACCGAGGCGACGAACAGCGCCGCGATCGAGTTCCCGACGGCGACGGGCTCCTGGGGTACGGTGGTCGCGGCAGCGATCTTCGACGCCTCCACCTCCGGCAACATGCTGGCCTTCGCCAACCTCGACACGTCCAAGACGATCGACAGCGGCGACGTGCTGCGCTTCAACGCCGGCTCTCTCGACCTGACGCTGGACTGATAGTCCATGGCTGACTACGGCGTCGCAGATTACGGCGAAGGTCTCTACGGCTCCGGCTATGTGCTGGAGGCTGCTGCGACCTTTGCCGCCACGTCTGGGGCGTCTGCGGCGGCCGTCAAGACCGCCAGCGCCTCTGAGACGATAGTCTGCACGTCTGACGCCACGTTCGCCGCCCAGCGCGTCAGGACGGCTTCCTGGCTCGATGCGGCGACGTCTTCGATGATGGCGGCTGCGGCGAATACCGAGCTCGCGGCCATGACCATTGCGGCGGCGGCAAACCTGACCGCGGCTGGGCAGAGGGTGCGCGAGGTCTCCGAGACGATCTCGGTGCAGTCTGCGGCCTCTTTCAACGGCCAGGCCGTGATGCAGGTCAGCGGCACCGGAGCCTCGACCTCAGACGCCACGGCTGACGGATACGTAGTCTTCCTCAACAGCGCGACGTTCTCCGCGACCTCCGGCATGACGGCAGATGCACAGCGCGTCAGGCTTGGCGTCGAGACGATCGCCGCTCAGTCGAATGCGATTTTCCTTGGCAATGCGGTCTTTTCTGCCCTAGAAACTATCCCGGCTTCCTCAGACATGACGGCAGCTGTGCTGCGGGTAAGGCTAGGGGCAGAGACGATTGTGATTACCTCCGCGATGACAGCCAATGCGAGGTACTTGTGGGAGCCGGAGCCTGTCTCTCCCGAGACTTGGACCCCGACCAGCCTCCCCTCTGAGATCTGGACCCCTAAGCCCACGTCCTCACAGGCGTGGAACGTACTGAATTAGGAGAGCTGCTGTGGCCGATACCTATACGACGAACCTCAATCTGACCAAGCCCGAGGTCGGCGCGTCGCGCGACACCTGGGGGACCAAGACCAACGAGGACTGGGACAAGGTCGACGCGGTTTTCGCCGCGGCAGGTAGTGGCACGTCGGTCGGGTTGAATGTCGGATCCGGCAAGACGCTGTCGGTGGCGGGCACGTTAACGGTTTCTGGCACTGCGACGCTGCCGGCTGCGGCGACTGCGGGCGGTGCGACGATCGTCACGACCACCGGCACCCAGACGCTGACGAACAAGACGCTAACCAACCCGGCGATCAATGGCTTTACCGGCGACACGTCGGTGATCAACATCGGCAGCGGCCAGGTGTACAAGGACACCAGCGGCAACGTCGCTCTTGGAACGACTACGCCTGCTACCCGCCTCGACGTCTACCGAACCGGCGCAAATGCAATCAACGCTCTTTTCACCACAGGCGTCGATGATCTCAATTTCCGTCTTGGCTTCGCCAATGGTGTGGCCGGCTCGAGCGGCGCCAAGATGGGGGTGCTAGGTCTTTACTACATTGGAACAGGCGAAGCTGCGACGATCAATTTCCACCGCGGCGCTGGTGCGACAGATGGCGCGATTGCCTTCTCAACGAATGCGGGCACCGAACGTATGCGTATCGACAGCAGCGGCAACGTCGGGATTGGGACGAGTTCGCCTGTCGGCAAGTTTGCTTCAGTTGGCGGCGCTATACAGCTAAGTGGTGGAACCACAGCGCAAGAAGGTATCCGTATTCAGCGGGCGTCTGGTTATGCTGGGATTTACGGTATCAACAACGACAATAACGCTTACAACGCGATTGCGATTTTTACTGGCACCTCAGAAGCTATGCGCATTGATACCAGCGGCAATGTTCAGATTAACACGACTAACGCGGCTGCCACTGGAACAACTTGCCGCTTTACCATAGAAGATGGAACCATTTATTTACCGTTTGGCATTAACAACAATGCCGCTGGAACTGGTGCTAGTAACGTTGCACTTTTTGCAAGAAATGGAACAACTACAGGGACTATTTCAGTTACCGGCACTACTACAGCCTACAACACCTCCTCAGATTACCGTCTGAAGCATGACGTTCAGCCCATGCTTTCTGGGCTTTCAACAATCGCTGCGCTCAAGCCATCCACCTACAAGTGGAACGCTGACAACAGCTACGGCGAAGGTTTTATCGCGCACGAATTGCAGGCGGTAATTCCGCAGGCTGTGACAGGCGAAAAAGATGCCGTGAACGATGACGGCTCCATCAAGCCGCAAGGCGTTGACTACTCCAAGGTCGTTGTTCACCTTGTCGCAGCCATTCAAGAACTCAAAGGAGATTTTGACGCATATAAGGCAGCACACCCATGAAACTTGAACTCACCATCAACGATGTCAACGTGATCCTGCAAGCGTTGGGCAATGCGCCATACGCACAGGTCTTTGAGCTCGTGGAGAAGATCCGCACCCAGGCGCAGGCGCAGGTGCAAAGCACGGAGCAACAAAATGGCTAATACCTACACCTGGGTCATTGAGGCGATGGATTGCGTGCCTCAAGAAGACGGCCAGACCGATGTGGTGATCACTGTGCATTGGCGCCAGAACGCGACCAACGGCACATACAACGGCACTGTGTACGGCACTGTGGCCCTTACCTACACCGCCGGCTCGCCCTTCACGCCATACGCCAGCCTGACGCAAGAGCAAGTCATTGGCTGGGTGCAGGCTGCGCTTGGGCCTGATCAATGCGCGCAACTGGCTGCGAACCTTGATCAGCAGATTGAAGCGCAGATCAATCCGCCTGTGGTCACGCCGCCCTTGCCCTGGGCCGCCTAAAAGGTTTCTGCATGGATGTCGCAAGATCTCTACAACATCCTCATCGGGGTCAGCAGCGCCGCTGGGGGTTGGATCCTTAAAGTGTTGTGGGAAAGCGTGCGATCCCTTCAAGGTGACATGAAGGAGATCGAGCGCGAGATCCATACCAAGTATGTGACGAAGGACGACTATCGCGCGGACATTCAAGAGCTCAAAGATATGTGTAAGGCAATCTTTGAGCGGCTTGAGCGCAAAGCCGATAAGGAGCGGGGGTGATGTCGGACCCTTACCAAGCCTTCGCTGTCAGTAAGCTTATGGCCGCCGCAGCTGGTCTTATCGGCGGCCTTTCTCTCTCGGTCTTTTGGCAGCCCGAGCAGATCCGGCAGCACGGCTCTCTGGTCGCAGGTGGGATCGTCGGCGGTATTTCTGTCGGATCCTCCTTTGTGCTGACGGGCATCATCTGCCGGCAGCTTGGCATGGACATTCAAGACGTCGATACGACTATGGGGGTCGGCTTCATCTTGGGGATCGCGGTTATCGCGGTCACTAACTTCATTGCAAACTTCTTCGCTGCGCGTGAAAAGAAGGACATCTTCGAGGTCGCGGCGGAGCTTAGGAACAAAACCAAAGGGATTGAACAGCGGCCTCCTGTTCAACGCGACAGGAGGTGACGATGTTTGATTTTGCCTTCTTCACTTTCGTCACGATCATCGACCTGGTGGGGGCTGGGGTAATCGCGGCGGGGCTTGTGAAAGACAAGTGGCGATTGTTCCCGGTCTGGCATCGCGTCGGCTTGGTCTTCGCTTGCATCGGTCTCACGGCCCAGGCAGGACGAAATCTGCAATTTCTATTTACTGGGTACAGCGCATCGGATGCGGACTTGCCCTTGTGGGTGTTTAAGGATTTCTCGATTTCCATCATCGCGATCACCTACCTGGTGCTGGCCATGAGGAAAGAGAAGGCCTGCCCGGTCGCTAAGGTCGAGCCCGCGAAACCTAAGCCGAAAAAGGGGCCTGTCCGTGGAAAGCCTTCTAAATCTCGTTAGGACTGTCGCGCCGACGATCGCCTCGGCGGTCGGTGGTCCTTTGGCCGGCATGGCGACTAGGGCGATCTCTGAGGCCCTCCTGGGCAAACCGGAGGGGACAGAGGAGGAGCTGCAGCGCGCGGCTGCTTCTGCCTCCCCTGAGCAGCTGCTGGCGCTGAAGCAGGCCGAGCAATCCTTCGCGGTGCAGATGCGCGAGCTCGACATCGACCTCGAGCGCATTGCCAGTGCCGATCGGGCGTCGGCCAGGGAGCGTGAGGTCAAGACCGGCGATTACACGCCTAAAGCCTTGGCTGGCGCCGTGACGCTAGGTTTCTTTGGCGTCCTCGGTTATATGATCTCCTATGGTTTGCCTCAGCACGGCGGTGAGGCCATGCTGGTGATGCTGGGAACATTAGGTACTGCATGGGGCGCGATAATCAGTTATTACTTTGGCTCGAGCGCGGGGTCTAAGGAAAAGACGGACGCGCTGAACCAGGCGATGAAGGCAGGTCGATGAAGGACAATTTCGACAAGGCGCTGGCGGCGGTTCTGAAGCACGAAGGCGGCTTCGTGAACCATCCGCGCGACCCAGGCGGCATGACCAACCTTGGATGCACCAAGAAGACGTGGGAAAGCTGGGTCGGTCGTCCTGTAGACGAAGCAGAGATGCGCGCCTTGACGCCGGCAGATGTGGCGCCTCTCTACAAGGCGCGCTACTGGGACGCGATCCGAGGCGATGATCTGCCCTCTGGGGTGGACTACGCCATGTTCGACACGGCGATCAATTCCGGCCCGAAGAGGGCTGTTATCTTGGCCCAGAAGATTGCGGGCGCAACGCAAGATGGTGCCATTGGGCCTAAGACGCTGGCGGCGATCAACGACGCGGTTGCGGCCTACGGCACCGAGGCTTTCATCGCGAGTTATTCGGAGGCGCGCGAGGCTTTCTTGCGCAGCCTGCCCACCTTTGACGCCTTTGGGCGCGGGTGGGTGCGTCGTGTGGATGAAGTGGAGGCTGTCGCCTCTGTCCTAGCTACATCGGAGGTCGCCTGATGCCTCTCGCCGCTCTGAACCTACCGGCTGGTGTTGTGAAGCCTGCGACGCCGCTCCAGGTAAAGGGGCGGTACTGGGACGCGAACCTGGTGCGGTGGCGCTCTGGAAAGCTGCTGCCGGTGGGCGGCTGGCAGCGCGTCACGAGCTCGCCTCTCGACAGCATGGTGCGCGGCCTGTTCACTTGGTCCTCTAACAGCGGCGTGCCTTACGCGGCGATCGGCTGCAATGATCAGCTGTATGTCCTCGAGGCGTCGACCTTCATGGACGTGACGCCTGCAGGCTATATCGGCCCCGATGAGGGGCAATACGGTGCATACGGTTCTCATGACTACGGTGAGCTTCTCTACGGGCTTGACTATGCCTCCGTGGCAATCACGACGGCGGTACGAACGTCCAACGTCGTGACCATCACGACGGCAGATGCTCACGGTTTCCCTGTGGGTATGTCTGTCCTAATCGCGGGCGTGACAGATACTGGCTTCAACGGCACCTTCACGATCGCCAGCGTGCCGTCTTCCACGACGTTCACCTACGCGCAAACGGCCAGCAATGCGTCATCTTCTGGTGGCACAGCTGCGTTGCCGGTGGCCGATCGGCGGCCGGAAGATATGATCTTCGCGCCTTCGTTCTCGTGGACCTTCGACAACTGGGGCGGCGATCTTCTGGCCGTGTCCTCGAGCGATGGCAGGCTCTTGCATTGGAGCGTCGGCGAGCCAGAAGCTTCGCTTGTAGGGACAAGCGACATCGTCAACATCGTGCGTTCTTCTAACGTGGCGACAGTAACGACCGAAGACCACCACGGCTACACCGCGGCTGAGAGTGTCGTCATTTCCGGTAACTCGGTCGGGAGTTTTAATGGCACGCAGACGGTGGTCGCCGTCATAAATGACACCAGCTTCACCTTTTCTTCATCTGGTACAGATACGACCGGCACTGGTGGTTCTGTAACAACTACCAAAACCATTCCGACCAACAACCGCGCCGTGATTGTGACGCCAGAGCGCCATGCAGTGCTGCTGGGGGTGGGTGGTAATCCGCGCCGCGTGGGGTGGAGCTCACGCGAAAACTATACGGATTGGGATTTCGCCAGCACGTCAAACACGGCTGGGTATTTAGATCTCGACACCGAGAGCCGGCTGATTATGTGCGCGCCGGTGCGTGAAGGCACGCTGATCTGGACGGAAAGCGAAGCCTGGCTGATGCGCTTCATCGGTTTGCCCTACGTTTACTCGATCGAGCGCATCGGCTTTGGGTGCGGCCTGATGTCGCCCCGGTCCTTTGCGACAACGGCCGGGCGCTGCATCTGGATGGGTAAAGAAAGCTTCTGGATGTACGACGGCGGCGTCGTGAAGCCTCTGGCTTGCGATGTCGGCGCCTACGTCTTCGACAACATCGACCCAGACGCTGGCCCTCTCTACGCGACCGGATCCGACAACGGCGTCTTTCCTGAGGTTTGGTTCTGGTTCCCGTCGCAGGGCGAGGATTATCCGAACCTGTCGGTGTTCTATAACTACCAGGAGAGCTGGTGGGGGATCGGCAACACGATGACGCGCACGGCCGCCTGCAGCGCCGGCGTGTTCAAGTTCCCCCTGGCGGCCGACGAGAACAACGACCTTTATTACCAGGAGAACGGTTGGACCGCGGCCGGCACGCCGATCGAGGAGGATCGCTACGCCGAGACCGGGTCGCTGAACCTGCAGAACGGCAATGCGATCTCCTTCGTGCGCCAGGCGCTTACGGACAGCGGCTACGGGTACGACAGCACGCAGCTGACCTTCTTCTCCTCCTTTACGCCGGAGGGCTCTGAGACCACCTCAGGCCCCTATAACCCTCGGTCTGACGGATACACCGACGTGCGGGTGACAGGGCGGGATTTCCGTATCAAGGTGGCGGCCACTGAGGACGCAGAGTGGAGCATAGGCGAGATGCGGATTGATTTCGTTCCTAAGGGGCGCAGATGAGGGCGAACCTTCCTCCGGCCCCCGCGGGCTATGACCCAGGCTATTTCACGCGGGCTTTCTCGGCCTTAGACCAGATCATCGGCCAGGCGGTGGTCAAAATTGAGGCGGTCGAGTCGGTTTTGCTTCAAAGCCCGGACGGTTCTGTATATAAGGTAACGGTAGATAACAGTGGGAACCTGGTAACAACGGCGGTGGCCCTTGGACAAACAGGCTCTCCTCCTTACTAGGATGCGGAAGGCGCTGCGCCTGGGCAGCGACACGCACACCCTAGAAGACGTCATCGAAGCCCTCAGACGAGGGGAGATGCAGGCGCACTACAACGATCGCGCGATCATCGTCACCGAGATCTCGCAGTCGCCTAGGCGCAAGTTCCTTCACTGCTTTATTTCGGCCGGCGAGCTCGATGCAGTTTTGAAGCTCATGGACGAGGTGGAGAAGTGGGCGATAGAACAAGGATGCGAGTTCGCTCGAGCATGTGTTCGACCGGGCTATGAGCCGATCTTCAAGGCTAGAGGCTGGAAGCGGCGGATGATCATGATGGAGTACACACCAGATGGGAAGTAGCGCACCTAAGGCACAGACGGTCACGCAGAAGACTGAGCTTCCCGCGTGGTTGGAAGGCGTCACGAAAGAGAACCTGGCGCGGGCGGATGCAATTAGCAACCGTCCTTATCAAGCCTACACGGGGCAGCTGCAGGCCGGGTTCACGCCTGAGCAGGAGGCTGCATTCCAATATGCGCAGGCCGGGGTCGGCGCGACGCAGCCTATCTTTGGTCAGGCAATAGATACGGCATCGCAGGCAGCGCAGTACAACCCGATGTCGGTCAATGCCTCGCAGATCGGCTACCAGAGCGTGAACGCGCCCAATTTCCTGCAGGGCGATGTCAGCGCCTACATGAACCCCTACATTCAGAACGTCGAGAATGCTGCGCTCTCGCGCCTCGAAGGGGCAACGCAGCAGGCGGTCAATCGTCTGGGCGACCAGGCTGTTGCGGCGCGGGCTTTCGGCGGATCTCGGCAAGGTATCGCGGAGGGCGTCGCGCTTGGCGAGGCGACCCGTTCTGCCGGCGAGCTATCGGCTAACCTTCGTTCGCAAGGCTACAACCAGGCGGCACAGCTCCTCCAGGCGGATCAGCAGCGCGCCATGCAGGCGCAGCTGGCTAATCAGCAGGCGGGTCTGACGGCCTCTCAGGTCAATGCGGGCCAGGCCTTGCAAGCGCAGCTGGCGAACCAGACAGCCGGCCTGCAGGGCTCCCAGCAGCGCCTGGCGGCTGCGGGAATGCTGGGCAACCTTGGCACGACCTATCAAGACGCGCGGCAGCAGGATGCGGCGATCCTTGAAAGCATCGGCCAGCAGCGGCAGGCAATGAACCAGGCTGCGCTCGACGAGGCTTATGCGCGCTACCAAGAGCAACTCAACTATCCGATTGAAATGCTAAACCTGCGTCTTGGTGCGACTACTGCTACACCCTATGGCACGACCACTAGCGGCTCGCAGTTCGTGCCTCGAGGCAATAACCTGCTTGCCGGTATTGGTGCGGCTGGTAGTGCGGCTTCTGGTTTCGCAGCCCTCGCGCCTTTGCTTGGGCTCTCTGACGAGCGGATGAAGACGGACGTCGAGAAGGTTGGTAAGGACGACGAGACCGGCCTCACGATGTACGCCTATCGGTACAAGGGCGACCCGAAGACATACCCGAAGGTGGTGGGTCCGATGGCGCAGGAGATCGAGAAGAAATACCCAGGCCAGGTGACGGAAGTGGCCGGCCGCAAGGCGGTGAACCTGGGCTTTGGCCCGATGCGGAAGGCGCTCAACAATGGCTGACATGCAGACGATCGCGGACTACATCTACCGCCGCGCGATCGACCGTGGCGTAGATCCAAACCTGGCTCTGGGGATTGCCAGCCGGGAGGGTCTGAACGAGCGGACGCTCAACTCTCCGACATTCGGAAACGTCGACACGCGCGGCTATTCTTTCGGCCCCTTTCAGCTGTTCTCTGGATCGCGCGACCCGCGCCGCATCGCGCCCGGCGGGATGGCCTACGAGTTCCAGCAGCGTTTCGGCGCGCCTCCCTCGCGCGATAACTGGCAGCAGCAGGTGGATTTCAGCCTCGATCGCATGCGCTCAGGCGTGACGCCTTGGCATGCGGTGCGCAACGCCGGCGGCGTGGAGCCCATCACGCAGATCGGCCGCGAGACCGCGTCGCGCTTTGGTCTTGGTGCGCCTGGTAGCCCCACCTACCAGGGAGCGGAAGCAAACCCTGGCAACACGGCGATGCCGGTGGCGCCTGCCGCGCCTGCAGCGATGAACCCGTCCGCACCTGAATACCAGGGTGCGGAGGCGAACCCCGGCAACACGACGATGCCGCAGCCTGTCTACGCTCGAGACATTGGCACGTCCTTGCGGCGGCTAGGCAACTACGTTGCTCCTGACATGGTGGATCCAGCCACGCCGTTGACGCCAGAACAGATTGCCCAACAGAAGGAAGATGACGCAAAGAACGCTGCGCGCCTAGCGTCTGCTGGTTCTGCGCAAAGAAGCTTCCTGCAGCTTCAATCCCTTTCGCAACCGCAGCAGATGCAGCAGCCAGAGCTGCGCGCGCAGGTGGTGGGGCCTCGTCAATTTCAGCCCATTCAACCCTTGCAGCCCTTTCAACGCCGGCGCGGCCTTTTGGACTAGGAGACAAGCATCATGGTGGGTCTTCTCGATTTCTTCACCGGCGGCGATCCAAACGAGATGGCGCAGCTGGATCCGCGCTACGGTGTTCCTAAGGCCGACGTGCGCGACGCGGCGGTCAATGCGCTGGCGAACATCAGCGCGACGCTACTCGCGGCCGGCCAGCCCATCATGCCGGCGCAGCGCGCGCAGATCTTCTCCCAGCTGGGCCAGGCGGCCTCGGGTGTAAATACGGATCTCTACAACGCCTCGCAGCGGCGGCTCATGACAGCGCAGATGGAGGCTCGTCGCGGTGAAGCCCAAGAGCTGAAGCGTTTAGACGATCTCAGGAAGAACCCAGAGGCGTTCAAGGCCCAGACTGGTTTTGATCTTTCGCAGTTTGCCGGCATGACAACGCGAGCAATGAGCGATGCGCTCAGGCAGGTCCAAGTCTCGCGTCTGTCGCGCGATCCTGCACAAGCGGATCTGATCAGGGCTCAGATCGCGCAGGCCGTTGCCTCTGGACGGCTTACGGCCGCACAAGCGCAAGAAGCCGAAAATGCTCTTGTGAGAAATCAGGCGGCCGACGAAGCCTTCAATCAAGCATTTCCTGGTTTGCTGGGTACGGCACCAAGGGCAACAGCTCCTGCGATCGCTCCCCCTTCTGCAGATGGTACTTCAGCACCCCCCGCTTCGCCTCTGGCTCCCCCCCCGACTGCGCCGTCAGCGACAGCACCTGCGACTGAGGGGACGATTGCACCTCCAACTAGAAGGCCCGCGGGCTGGGCGTTAACCCCAGAACAGGAAGCCCTTTATCGGCCGATGGCGCGAACCATGTCGGATTGGATGCGCATCAACCAACAGGTCATTGATCGTCGCGAGAAACAAGAAGGCGAATCTTTCACGCGTGAAAACGCGTTGCGCGATGATTTCGACAAGAGAGCGGTTCCATTCTTAGACCGTCAAACAGCCTACCGCACGATGATGGATCTAGCGCGCCAAGGAGAGGGTGCATCGGATATCGCTTTGGTTCTGTCTTTGATGAAGGTCTACGACCCGACCTCGACGGTCACGGGTGGCGAAGCGGCGACGGCACAGAATGCGGCAGGTGTACCCGAAAGCATTCGGGCGATGTTCAATACGGTGACCGGCGGTGGCAGGCTTTCTGACACCGCGCGCCAGCAGCTTGTGAACGCTGGCCGCCAACGGTTCTTCCAAGAAATGGACAATTTCGGCTCGACTGTTGAGCGGTACAGAGGCTTGGCTGATCGGTACAAGCTTAATGTCGACAACATTGTCCAAGATGGAAGAGACCCTGAGCTTCTTGGTGAACGCACGCAGATGCGCCAGCGCACTGATATCTCGCGCCGCCTGACGCCAGAAATCATCAACAGCGCAGACATGGCGGCTCTCGACAGGATTGATCCATCAGCCTTGTCGGCACCGGCGCTTCAAGCCTATCAACGCAGGCGTGCGGAGCTTTCTCGTCTGATGCCTCAACCGGGATCAGGCGTTCCAGTTCAGCCCTACACCGGCCCCTGAAATCGAGAGGCACACATGGCGGACCAACCTGATCTCCTAGAACAACTCCGCGCTCTCCCGCCAATGACCGGGGGGAGACAGCAGGCGGCCGCCGTGGCGCGGCGTGGCGCTGAATTGGGCATGCAGCCTCAGTCGTCTTTCGTGGCCGACGTGCTGCTGCGCTCCGGCTTAGGGCAAGGCTTGCTGATGGGGGCGGGTGACGAGGTCGAAGCCTTCTTTCGGTCGCGCCTGGGCAACCAAACCTACGACCAGGCGCTTGAGGAGGTCCGTCGTCGGATGGCTGTGACCGCGCAGGAGCGGCCAGGTCAGACGGTTGCGGCTGAAATTGCCGGCGGTATTTTGCCTGCAGCTGGTGCTCTGTTTATGAGCGGCGGCACTGCAGCCCCCGTGGTCGCTGCTCGCGCCGCTCCTCTTGCTGCTCGCGTAGCACAAGGCGCTGCGCAGGGGGCTGCCGTAGGCACTGCTCAAGGCGGCGTCGAAGGGTTCTTGAAAGGCGAGGGTAGTGCCAGCGCAAGGCTTGATCGCGCGGCGGAAGAAGCCCTCACAGGCGGTCTGGTCGGCGGCCCGATCGGCGCAGCTGCGCCTGTCGTCGGTGGCGTGGTGCGGCGCACCTTTGCGTCACCAGAAGAGCGTGCCGCGCGCCGCATGCAGGGGATTATCGAAGAAAGCGGCACGACGCCTACAGACGCTGCCGCGGCCTACACTGCCCGTCAGACCCAAGATATGGGTGGTGTGCGGCCTGAGATCCTGGCCGACCTGATGCCCGGTTCTGCTGTCGCGGCGGAAACGCGGCGCATTGCAAATATGCCTGGCGCGAACCGCCAGCAGATCGCAGAACAGCTTCAAGAGCGCGCCAACCAGCAAGGGCCGCGCATCATGGGAAGCTTTGAAGAGGCGCTTGGCGGCCCACGCGGTAACTTCTTCGACAATCTCGATTCGCTGCAGGCGGCGCGTTCCGCAAGCGCGGCGCCTCTCTATGCCCAGATTGGCGAAATCCCCGCCCGGTCAGGCCGCCTTGATCAGTTACTGCTCCGCGCACCAGACGCAGCGTTTGATGAGGCGCGGAATGCAGCACGTTACGAAGGCCTGATTTTCCCCAATCTTGTGGCGCCCAATGCCCAAGGTACTCGCACGGTCGTGGGGGACTACACGCTGCGTGATGTGGACATGGTCAAGCGTGGCCTCGACCGCATTATTGAGCGGGAAACGGACAACATCACGGGGCGCGTTTCTTCCGAAGGGCGCCGGGCTCAGAACCTGAAGCAGGACATCCTGGCCGAAGCCGATCAGCTGCCGGGGCCGTACCGCCAGGCGCGCGAGGCATGGTCTGGGCCGACTGCCGTCATGGATGCAATGCGCTCTGGGCAGCGGATCTTCAATGAGCGCGCCGAAACCAGCGTCCGCGACATTGCCAAGATGACGGCATCGGAGCGCGAGGGCTTTGTCGTGGGCGTTCTCGACGCTGTAAATCAGCGCATCGGCCGGGGCATTGAAGGGCGCGACATCAGCTCTGCCTTCCGCAGCGGCAACGTGCGGGCGCAAATTGAGGCCGCTCTTGGTGCCGCTCGATCGCCCGAAGAGGCGCGCCGCGCTGCTGATGCCCTGCTGCAGGGCATCGAGCGCGAAGCGCAGATGGCCGCCACCAATCGGTCTACGCGCAACATCTCGGCCACGGCTCCGATGCAGGCCCAGCAAGCGGATTTCAACGCTGCCACGGGCGGTATGAGTATCCTGCGCGAGGCGGCTCAATCCGGCATTGGCGCTGCCGGCGCCAGCGCCCTGCAGAGGGCTTTGCAGAGGGGTTCTATGGGCGTCACCAACGCCCGCGTGAACGCAACCAATGAGGCGCTGCGACCCTATCTTTTCGGAACCGGAGCAGAATTGCCGAACAGGCTGCGCGAGATCGACCGGCTACTGCAGCCCCCTGCCGCCTACGGCGTCGGCCCGCGGCAGCTGGTGCCTGGCCTTTTGGCGGATCCGTTCGCAGAGACCCTGGGTATCCAGAGGCGCTAAGAAAAAACCCCGGCCTTTTGAGGGGCCGGGGAGGTTGCTGCATTAGGGAGGACAGAGAAAGAACGCCACGCGGCACATTGGCAAGCTTCCCGCCCTCAAGTCAACCATTTTCTTTTCGTTACCCGAACAGGCCGCAAACCCTGCTTTTCGGCGCACCAGATGCTTCGCCTGTTGCACGAAAATCAACTAGATAGCACGCGCGTCCGGTTCTCACATGATGGTGGGATACCCTCGCAAGTGCCTTGATTTCATTGAATGTTAGTGGCAGCTTTACACGGAGCTCTGATCCGTTTTACCCGAAAGGCCGGGTAATCACGCCGCCATTACCCGTTCAATGCTGTCCGCCAGGGCCTGGTCGTCGCCGGTCAGGACGCCGGCGTAGACCGCCAGGGTCACTTCCACGTTGGCATGGCCCAGGCGCTCAGAGATCGCCTTCAGCGGCAGTTTTTCGCGCAGCAGGTGGGTGGCGTGGCTGTGCCGGGTGGAGTGCAGGCAGTAGCCCTCGTCCAGGCCGATGGCGCGCAAGGCGTCCTTGGTGGCGCTGGTCATGTAGGACAGGGTGGGCCGATCGCCCCACTTGGTGACCAGGACCGGGCGGTTGGGCGCCTGGGCAGCTGCGCGCAGCTCCTCGATCAGAACCTTGGGCAGGCGGATCGAGCGGATGGATTTCTTGGTCTTGGGCTTCTTCTCGTACTCGACCGTGCCGATGCGCACGATCGTGCGGGAGACGTTGATCACGCCCAGCTCGAGGTCGACGTCGGACCAGCGAAGGGCGCACATCTCGCCGCGGCGCATGCCGGTGTGCAGCGCCAGGCGGAGCATGCGCGACAGGAAGGGCTTGTCGGCCGCATAGGCCAGCAGGGCCTTGATATGGCGCTTCTCGAGGGGCTTGCGGGGATCGCTCTCGCCCTTGGGCGCGGCCACCTTCTTCATGGGGTTCTTGGTCAGCACGCCGGCCTCCACGGCCTGGTTGAACAGGGCCTTGAGGTGGTGGTGCGTGACGGTCATCGTGCCGGGCGCGACCTGGCGGATGCGGCCCAGGTAGAAGGCCTCAATGTCGTCGCCCGTGATGGAGCGAAGAGGGCGGGCGCCGTAGTCGCGCAGGAAGGGGGCCATCAGCACCGCCTGGCCCTGGGCCGTGAGCTCTGAGATCGCCTTCAGCGCGACGCGCTTGGCCTGCCAGCGGGTCCAGTGCTGCTTCACGGTGTCGTCTGTCACCTGCACCAGGTCGCCGGCGCGGTGGCTCTTGAGGATCTCGATGCGCCGCGCTTCCGCGTCGATCTCTGATCCCTTCAGCGTTTCCGTGCTGAATTTCCGCTGACCGGCCTCGTCCTTGGTCTCGATGCGGATCCGCCAGACGCCAGGGGAACGCTCAAATTTGGTCACCTTCATTGCCATCTCCATTGGTTTGTACCCCGCACAATAGTGGGATTGCGTCTAGCACGCAAGGCGGTTTCCTAGCCTTCCGTCGGGCCGTAATCTTTTTTTCATGGGGTGCATTTTCCCTCTTGCGTCTAGTCCGCAAGGCGGCTAGGTATGCCTCACCGACGCCGATCGGGGCGAAGGGAGCAATGGAGATGGAAATGAGCATTACCCCCAAGACCTACCGCCAAGTAACAGAAGCTCGCATCGAGCGCAGCCGCCGTGATTACGCAGTGGTAGCCGAGCAAAAGAGGATCGCTTCAGTGCTTGCTGCCAATCCCGCGATCGGCGTTCTTGTGCGCAATGGCAAGCCGAAGTTCTACGTCAGCTCCCCTATGTATCGCGAAGCCACCGACCCGGCCGCGCTGGTCGGTCAGTCGTAAGTCAGGAGGAGGCCTGACATGCCCAAGATCTGGCAGGTATGCAGAGAGATTGGGGGCCACGGCCCCCAACAGATGATGCGGACCTTCTACAACCCCGACAACGCCCAGGACTACCTGTGGGACATGGAGACGGGCTACCCGAAAGACCGCTTCTTCGTTGCCGAGGGCTTTGACTATCCAGAGCCGGTCGAGCGCACCGCGCGCAAGGGCTGGACATGCTGGCACTGCTCAGGGCCCATTCACGCCGGCGAACGGTATCTGGACTACCACAGCAATCTGCGCAGCTGCGCGTCCTGCAGCGCGCTCTGAAGGAGGAAGACATGAGAGATTTCAAAGCGCCGAAATTTTGGGTCGAGGCGATCCTCGGCACCATCGGCTTCATCGCCGTGATCCTGCTCATTCTTGTGGTGGGAGCGATCGTCCTGTGAAGAAGCAGATGCACATCGTCAGGCCCGAAACGCCTGGCCGGATCCGCGCGCGCATCGACGTGCTCGAGCAGTTTCTCAAGCAGGCCCACCCCGAAAGCCACGAAGCATTCCGCCTGCACCAGCAGCTGGGCGAGCTGGGCCGTCAGCTGGCCGCGCTGGAAGCCAAAGCCATGGAGCAACGCGCATGAGCATCTCGAACATCCTCGAGGAACGCGGCAAGACCCACGGCCCCTACAAGGAGCAGGCCACCTGGTCGCACAACATGAAGCGCGCGATGCGCTGCCCTGACGGATGGGACAGCCTCACGCCCTACCAGCGCGAGGCCCTGGACATGATCGCGAACAAGATCAGCCGCGCCCTACACGGCAACCCGCACGAGATCGACCACTGGCGCGACATCGCGGGATACGCCACATTGGTCGTCAAGGAGCTCGAGGGCTGAGACCCTCCACGCCTTCCGCCGTAGTGGCGGAACCCTCCGCCGGTTTGCCAAGTCCCTCCCCCTTAGCAGCCGGCGGAGGCCCCCAGAACAAGGAACCCAAGATGGAAATCGACGCCCACAGCACCAGCAGCGTGACCGCCGAGCTCGTCCAGGTGAAGGCCGAAGCGCGGCTCCTGCTCGAGGAGAACGGCCGCCTGCGCACCGGCCTGCACGCGATCGCGATGGCAGAGCTCACCGACGACGCCGGCCACATGCCGCCGCCTTCCGTCGTCTGGTCCACGGCCATGAAGATGAAGACGATCGCACGCGAAACCTTGGGAGGTCAGCTGTGATGACGTTCCTGCAGAGGCTCGAGCACAACCTGGTGATCGCAGAGCGCGAGGGCGATCACTGGGGCGCGGCGCGGATCAAGCAGACGATCGAGACGCTGACGACAGCGCAGGAAATGTCGCCGCACATTAAACGCGCGCGCAAGCTATTCCTGCCGCAGAAGGAGATGGGCGCATGAGCGACATCGTGGAACGGCTTCGCGCCGTTAAAACCGCTGAATGCCCCGACGAAATAATCAACGCGGCAGAAGATGGGGCCGACGAAATCGAAAAGTTGCGGGATGCGATTAATGCAGCGCTCACAGAAAAAACCCCAATGGAGGGCGGGCTGTGGAGCCAGGAACCCATAGGACCGAATGAAACGCCTGCGGAAGCGATAAAGCGGCTAATTAAATTTCGTGTTGATACTGGCTGTATTGTCGAGCGTGATGCGTTTAAGGACGAAATCGAAAAACTGCGGGCGGCGATTTGTGAGTGGGCCGCTTCTATCTACGGATACGAAGGTGTCTTATTCCTGGAAGGGCTCAAGCACGAAGAGTTCATCAACTCAATTCTCGACGAGGAAAGAGACCGCATCGAAGCAGGAGAAAAGCAGTGAGCGATCTTCAGATCGTCGTCGGGTTTGACCCGGCGCGTGACCTCTGGATGGCCGCGGTCATGCGCGGCAACGAGATCCTGACTATCGGGTATGAACCAACGCAAGACAAAGCCGCAGAATGGGGCGATAAGGCCGCGCAAGCCCAGGCGTGGGAAGGTGAGAACGAAGATCCGCCCGACGTGTACGCCCGCGCGGCGCTGGGAGAAAAGGAATGAGCGACATTGTGGACCGGCTGCGCCACCCCGCGAGTGTGTTTTACGAATACTCCGCCGATAACGGCGCTTTACTAGAGCAAGCCGTCGACGAAATCGAAAGGCTCCGCAAAGACTTTGCCACAGCTGAACATGAGATGAAGGTGGTAGATCAAAACCGTATATTCCTTCAGAAAGAATATGAGCGGTGGATGAGTATTGCTCAAAGCCAATCAGCACACATAGCGAAACTCAATGAAGCCATTGGCAGATATGTTGAAACCGTTGTTTATTGTGAAGGTGTCACGTTCATTGATGGTGTTGAGGATGAGTGGGCAAAGCTTATCGAGAGCATTAGCTATGAATGGATTGAAAGAATGGGAGAAAAGAAATGAGCATCAACCACGACGCGCCGGCGCTGAATAAGCGCGGACCATCGTGCGGCGATTGTCGTTACACCGCGGGCCAGGTGGGCGGATCTCGCACCTGCCACCGCTACCCACAGCCGCACCGCGTGGCGGTCTCCTACTGGTGCGGCGAATACAAGTCGCTCACCGAAGACAAGCCGATCGAGAAAGGCAAAGGCCTACGCCCGCGCCTTACGGTCACGGACGCGCCCACTGTCACTCGAGCCGCCCAAGACTGAGATCAGCTGCGACGCAACATCGGGCGCGACGTCTTGCACCAACACAACACGCACGCGCCCCTCGCCCAGCACGTCCATGCGGAACGTGCCGACAGGAGGCACACCAGCCTCCTGCGTCACCACAGGCTCAACCCGTCTACCTCTTAAGCCTAAGCCCCGCGCTACCTCTTCCAGAGTAATCCCCAGCATTACCGCAAGCGTGACGGCACGAGATAGGGGCGGATCCGCCCCCTCTTCGCCTGAGATGAAGCGCGACACGGAAGGCTCCGCCACGCCCCACGCACGCGCCAGGTCGCGCTGCGTGTAGCCCTTGGCAGTCAGCCCTTCGCGCACCCAGTGGTTTTTGTCGTGTTTTCTAGTCGTGCTCATTTGTGCATCCAGCGCAATTTACGTCTGATCTTATCGCAATGTGCCTCTTTTCACCGCACGCCCTTGCACGGGATAGTACTTAGATCCCAAGATGCCCAATCCGCGCACAACAAACCACTATGGAAACCCTTTTTATTTCTGTTGCAGCAGCGTCAAAGCTACTTGGCATCAGTAAGCGAAGCCTCTATAGCTACATCGAAGCCGGGCTCTTTCCCGCTCTTCGCATCGGTCGCCGGATCCTCATTCGCAAGAACGACATCCAGGCAATGGTCGAAGGCAAAAAGTGAATTGGCTCTGCTTCGTGATTGGAACCTTTGTTGGCACTGCCGCCGGGATGCTCCTGGTCGCTCTGCTGCACATGGCTAGAGAGGAAAGAGAAAATGCCATCTCACATCGGGATGCCCGCAAGTGACTACCACGCAGTCGAAGCCCTGAGCGCATCAGGCGCCAAGCTTCTGCTGCGCTCGCCGGCGCACTACATCTCATCGAAGAGTACGCCGCGCGAACCCACCGCCGCAATGCGCCTGGGTACGCTCACGCACGCGATGATCCTCGAGCCCGACACGTTCAAGGACGAGTTCGCCGTCATGCCCAAGTTCGATCGGCGCACGACGGTGGGCAAGAAGGCCGCGGAAGAGTTTGAACAGGAACACGCCGGCAAGATCATCGTCGACGAGACGGCCTACGAAAAGGCCTCCGCCATCGCAGCCTCGGTGCGCAAGCATCCCGTGGCGATCGAAGGCCTGCGCGACGGCAACCCCGAAGTCAGCCTCTTCTGGGATCAGTACGGCCTGCCATGTAAGGCACGCTGCGACTACATGACCGGCAGCGCGATCTTCGACATCAAGACCTGCAGCGACGCCAGCCCAGACGGTTTCGCCAAGCAGATCGCAAGCTTCCAATATCACGTCCAGGCGGCGCACTACGCGGCCGGCTTCCGCGAGATCGTGGGCTGGGATCTGGACCGCTTCGTCTTCATCGCGGTCGAGAGCGAGGCCCCCTACGCGGTGGGCGTCTACACCCTGGACGCACGCAGCCTGCAGTCTGGGCGCCTGCTGATGGAACGCGCAGCGCGCGCCTATCGCGTCGCCCTGGAGCAAGCCGACACGGCGCCCGCCTTCTACTCGGACACAATCACCGAGATCTCCGTCCCCGCCTGGGCTCAGGTCGAGCCCTACGCCGAGTAACATTTCCATCGCCAACCCCTTGCGCCTAAAACGCAAGGCGGTTATGTCTTGGGAAAGAAGGACATCCCATGCCAAGCATTGACAACCCCCAACAGCTGTTCGCCGCTCTCGAGGAGCGGCGCACGGCCTTGGGCATCACGCAGAGAGACCTATGCAAAAGGGCAGGCCTTTCTCATTCCACCTACTGGTACGCCGCGGCGAGAGGAACCGACGTGAGCCTCAGGGCCGCGCTGCGCTACTGCAACGTCCTCGGGCTGACGCTAAAGATCGCGAAGGGCAAGAAAGCATGACCTGGCGCCCGATCGGAACCGCGCCCGTAGACGGCACCGAAGTGCTGGTATGGGACAAGGCCGGCTACGCCGACGTCGCCTACTGGAACGTCCTCAGCCTCAGCTGGAGCAACGGCGATCACACGCTCAAGCCCACGCACTGGATGCCACTGCCGGAGGCGCCGAAGTGATCCTCGCGATCGACCCAGGCGCGTCAGGCGCACTCGCATTCTTCGACACGACGGCCGGCACGCTCGAGATCATCGACATGCCGACCGTCGAGGTCCAGCGCAGCGGCAAAGCCAAGCGCGAGATCTCGCCGGCCCTCCTGGCCACGACCATCGGCCGCGCCCAGGTGAGCCTCAGCACGCCGCCCATCACGCTGGTCGTGCTGGAGCGCGTGGGCGCCATGCCTGGCCAAGGGGTCAGCAGCACATTCCAGTTCGGCCGCGGCGTGGGCATGGTGGAAGGCGTCGTCTCCGCACTGCGTATGCCCATGCAGTACGTCACGCCTCAACGCTGGCAGAAGGATCTCAACGTGCGCGACGGCAAGGACGGAAGCCGGCAACGCGCAGCCGAGCTCTTCCCGGCATACGCACACCTGTTCGCACTCAAGAAGTGGGACGGCCGCGCTGATGCGGCCCTCATGGCCTATTGGGGCGCCTCGCGCTAACGACATCCCGGCCGCGGGGTTCAGCGGCATCAAGACAAAGGACTATGAAAATGGCATTGGGATTTAACACCGAAACAAACGCAAGCGGCTCCAAGTTCCTGCCGGTGGTGAAGTTCGACGCGAAGTCGGGCGACATGCTGGCCGTGAACCGCGAGCCCGCCGGCGATGGCACATGGGAAAAGAACGAGGTCGAGATCTCCTTCCCCGTGAAGGTCATCATGGCCCTGGACGACATTGAGATGGGCTGGATCACCTTCTCGCCCAACTATCACGCCGTGATGGTGAAGGCAGGCGAACGCTTTCCAGCCAAGCCAGGCAACGACTATAAGCAGGCGGCGCGCATCAAGATGTTCCTCAAGGAGCACGGCCTGCGCGAGTTCACGCCCACCAGCAAGACCGTACTGCGCGCAGTGGACACGCTGCACGACCAGTTCATCGAGCAGGCGCCCGCCAACCAAGGCAAGGTGCCGGTGGTGACGATCGAAGGCACCGAGGTCGTGAAGATCAAAACGCCGGAAGGGGAGCTGCGCTTCAAGGCCCCCAAGTGGTCCATCACCAGCTGGGTGACACCGCCGTCTGAGATGAAGGAAGAGGCCGCACCGCCGGCCCCACCGCCAGCTCCGAAGGCCGCCGCCAAGGCCCCGGCGAAGGAAGAGCTTGACGAGTTCTGATCCTTCAAACGATATGCGGCGCCGGTTCACGCAAGACCGGCGCCGCAAGTCTGGCAACCACCGCGAAGCAGGAACCCACGCGGCATGTCTCAAGATATAACAACAACTGACGAAAATGCCAGACTGAAAATCGCTCTGGCAGCTAACGGACGCACCGACGTTTCGCTGTCCGTCAAAGATATTCCCTGGGATCAATTCTGCCGGCGCCTGTCCGTACCCAAGGTCGGACAAAAGGACGGCAGCTACTACGTCAGAGGCGGCGACCTGGTCGAACCGCGCCGCGCCGACGAGAACCTCAAGGAAGCCGATCTCTGCATCATCGACGGAGACAGCAGCTTCGACCCCGAGACCGGCGAGATCCAGCCAGGCGCACCGCCACTGCCCGACGCGATCGCCGCCATGGAAGACATCGGCGTGGGCTTCTTCGCCCACACGACGCATAGCTACGTCCCAGGAACCGTCTGGAAGTACCGCATCCTTATCCCGGCACGCATGAAGTCGCCGGCAGAGCTCGACGCGGTCGTCACCTACCTGGTCGACCAGCTGCACGCGCGCGGCATCTTCATCACCGACGTGCCGGAGAACAGGCGCTGGTCTCAACCCTGGTACATGCCCCGCGTCGGCACGCAGGAGGCCGTGAGCGCCTTCAAGAGCCATCGGCACGACGGTCCTGCCATGGACGTGGCCAAGGCCGTCGCCTGGCACAAGGAGCGCAAAAAGCAGCAGGCCGTCGAGCAGCACTTCTCGACCGCCGCGCCGACAACGACCGCAGCGCCGACAACTGTCCTTACGCCCGACGCGCCCAGCGCGATCGACGCCTTCAACAATGCCCACGACCTGGCCTGGGTACGCAGCACCCTGGAAGGGCAGGGCTACAAGTTCGTCTACCGCGATCCGCACGGCCCAGGGGGCGAGGCCTATCGGTACATCAGGCCAGGCTCGACCTCAGGCACGGCCGGCGTCGTGGTCTTCAAGGGCGCATACGGCCACTGGTGCGTCTATTCCCATCACGGCATCGAAGACCCGCTCTCGAGCAAGCTCACGGACCCCTTCGACCTGTACGCCACCTTCCAGCACAACGGAGACCGCAAGGCCGCCCTGAGGGCCATCAGGCCGCCCGAGCCCACGATCGCAGAGCAGATCAACGCCAAGCACCAGGCGGCGCCCAAGGCCAGCACAGAGGTCGCCACAAGCCCGGCAGAACCCAAGCCGCGCATCCACCTGATCATGGCCCAAGAGCTCAAGGACGAGCCCATCACCTGGCTCATCGACCAGCTGCTGCCGGCCAAGGGTTTCGGCGCCCTGTACGGCAAGCCCGGCAGCTATAAGTCCTTCTGCGCCCTCTACCTGGCCAGCGCGATTGCCAACGGCACAGACGCCTTCGCCCGTTCTACCAACCAGGGCGACGTCGTCTACCTTGCCGGCGAAGGGGGCGCAGGCCTCAAGCGACGCTGGGACGCCTGCCGGCAGCACCACAACCTGCCCGACAGCACGCCCATCGCCTTCGTCAAGGCGCAGCTGAACCTGCGATCGACCATGGAAGACGCCGAGGCCCTGATCCAAGCCATCAAGAACAAAGGCCTGACGCCCAAGCTCCTGGTCGTCGACACGCTGGCCCGCGCCTTCGCCGGCGGCAACGAAAATAGCAGCGAGGACATGGGCGCCTTCATCTCCATCGTCGGGGCGCTACAAGACGCACTCAGCTGCGCAATCCTCATCGTCCACCACTCAGGCAAGGACGAAGCCAAAGGCCAGCGCGGACACAGTTCGCTCCTGGGCGCCGTGGACGCCGAGCTGGAGGTCACCAAGATCTCGGACGAAGACAGCCCTGAGCGCATCGGCAAGCTCAAGGTGACCAAGCAGAAGGACGGCGAAGACGGCATCGAGATCGGCTACCGCATGGTCACGGTCCAGCTGTCCAGCCTGGATCCAGACGCCACGTCCCTGGCCCTGGAACCGCTCGCAGGCCCGATCGAGCCAGCCCGGAAACAGCCCAAGCTCAAAGGCAACCTGGCCGACGCCATGACGGCGCTCCGCAAAGCAATCGCCAATCACGGCGACCATGTCCCGTCCAACCACATCCCATTCTCAGCCCGATGCGTCGAGGAAGAGACATGGCGAACCTACTTCCACCAGGAGACAACGGCAGACGGAGACGCTCGCCGGCAAGCCTTCCACCGGGCCAAGCAGACCATCAAGGACCGCAGCTTGGCGACCAACCAGGGGAAGATTTGGTGGATCACGGAGAAGGAAACGACCGAAAGGAGCGTGACATGAGCGTGACAAAACACCGTGACATGAGCGTGACAGCGTGACAGCGACGCTTTCGAGGGGGCGTGACAACGTGACAACACCCTTAAGGGTGTCACGGTGTCACGGTCACGAGCGTGACAAAACAGGATCTGAACCATGAGCCAAGTGAAACGCCTCTCGACCTCAGACCAGGCCCATCTGAACAACGAACCCTGGACGCGCGGAAGAGACATGGCCGCGACGCTCGCACCACTCGACAAGATGGCAGCAGACATGGAAGCCAAGTGGGGAGCCAACAGACTGCCGCGCCTGGTCCCCTTCGACCTGGCACACAAGTTCGGATCAGCAGCCCAGAAACTGGACGAGGCAATCCGAGATGGAGATGTGCCCACCGTCCTGCACCGCGCCCAAGTCCTGCACCGCGGATGGCAAGCCCTGGACAAAGCCGCGACCGAAGCCGGCCACAGTCCAAACCCACCAAACACCTGGTCGATCACCTGGGAAGGCAAACCCTACACAGTGGTCCTCGACCCAGCAGACCACGACGCAGCAGCGCGACACTCCAAGCATCCCGACACCGTCGTCACGCTGCCCGAGCTCCTCCTGGCCTGGTCCCAATGGCAACCAGCCGCATTCGCAGAGGCAACCAAAGCCGCGTTCCCAGGCGCGACCGTTCAACGCCCATCCAAGTCAGCATTCGCGGACCTAGACGATGACATACCCTTCTGACGCCGATCCCGCAGCCGCAGACGCCTTGTGCGCCCAGGTGTGGGATGAGATAGCCAAGGAATGCCAGGCCAGCCTCAGCGCGCTTGAAAACAGCGGCACGGCGTGGGATGAAGATACGACCGCTTGGGCAAAAGAGCTGCTCGACACGATCGTCCACGCACTGCGCCAAGATCGCCTCGAGCGCCTCAGACGACAAAACATCGTCAGCCTGAGCGAATACCGCCAAGCCATGCACGGAGATCCAATGCCATGACCATCGGAAGGCCAAGCATTAAAACGCCGGAGCTCTTAAAGGAAATCTGCTCCCGCATCTCAGAAGGGCGGTCTCTGTCCAGCATCTGCCGCGAAGACGACATGCCAAACCACACGACGACGTGGAGATGGCTGTCGGAGGACTCCTCCTTCCAGGAGGACTACACGCGCGCGATACAGTCGCGGGCCTTGGCGCACGCCGAGCGGATCGACGACCTGGCCGAGCAGGCCGTGCGGGGCGAGATCCCGGCCGACGTCGCCCGCGTGGCGATCGACGCGAAGAAATGGACGGCCTCGAGGCTACTTCCCAAGCTCTACGGCGATCGGACGCAGGTCGACGCGACCGTGACGCACACGCACACGCTGCACCTGGAGGCGCTGAAAGAGCTCGCGAGCAGGGTCTCGGGTACGAAGACCGGGTACATCGAGGGCCAAGCCACTGATATCATTGATGTTCCCACCTTTCACGGTGAAAGCGCGGGTCCGGCCGACCCGGCCCCGACCGCGCCTGGCCTGCCGATCGGCGGCCCGGATCCGGCGGCCGCCGGCCAGAACCCCCCCGGCCCCGCCCCCCACCGGGGGGCGCCCGTGCGCGCGGCAACCCCTCCGTCTACAGACCCACCAAAAAAGGTACTTCGCCCCCCCCGCCCCCCGTCTCGCGCCAAGCGCGCCGCCGCGCCAAAAATAGAAAAGGCTGACGGCGCATGAGCGAGACCGACAAGAACCAATTCCTAGGCTTTCTGGAGGCCTATCGGAACGACCCGGTGGCTTTCGTGCGGAACGTGTTGGGCGCGGTTCCGTTGCCTTGGCAGGAGGATTTCCTGCGTGCGATCGCCAGGGGCGAGCGGCGCTTGAGTGTGCGTGCCGGTCATGGGGTGGGGAAGAGCACGGCCTGCAGCTGGGCTTTGATCTGGCACATGACGACGCGTTATCCGCAGAAGAGTGTCGTCACGGCGCCCACTGCTGCGCAGTTGTTCGATGCGTTGTATGCGGAGCTGAAGACCTGGGTGAACAAGCTGCCGCCGGTGTTGCGGGATAGTTTCGAGGTCTTCAGCGATCGGATTGCGTTGAAAGGCGCGCCGGAGAGCAGCTTTATCTCGGTGAGGACCAGCAGCAGCGAGCGGCCTGAGGCGCTGGCGGGTGTCCACTCAGAGCATGTGCTGCTGGTGGTCGACGAGGCCTCGGCTGTGCCGGAGGCGGTGTTTGAGGCGGCCGCGGGTTCGATGTCGGGGCATAGTGCGAGCACGATCTTGATCAGTAACCCGACGCGCAACAGCGGGCTGTTTTACAAGACGCACCACGACCTGGCGCAGGATTGGCATCGGATGCATGTGTCGTGCGCGAACAATCCTTTGGTGTCTAAGGATTTTATTTCGCAGATTGGTGCGACGTATGGCGAGAGCAGCAATGCGTTTCGGATCCGGGTGTTGGGTGAGTTCGCGCTGGCGGACGACGACACGTTGATACCGGCGGAATTGGTGGATGGGGCGCTGGATCGGGACGTGACGGTGGGGGTGACGGAGCCTTTGGTGTATGGCTTAGACGTTGCGCGGTTTGGGACTGACCGCACGGCCTTGTGTAAGAGGAAGGGCAATGTGGTGTTGGAGATCCGGCACTGGGGTGGCTTGGATTTGATGCAGACGGTGGGTGCGGTGGTCAATGAGGCCAAGAAGGATGCGCCGGCGGAGATCTGTGTGGACACGATTGGCTTGGGGTCTGGGGTGGCGGACCGGCTGCGTGAGATGGGTTTGAATGTGCGGGACGTGAATGTGGCGGAGAGTTCTGCCATGAACCCTAATGCCCACCGGCTGAGGGACGAGCTGTGGTTGAGCGTGAAGGATTGGCTGGGTACGCGGTCGGTCAAGCTGCCCAAGGATGAGACGTTGAGGCATGAGCTGGTGGCGCCGCGGTATTCGTTTACGTCGACCGGCAAGGTGGTGGTCGAGAGTAAGGACGGGCTGAAGAAGAGGGGCCTGAGGTCGCCAGACTTGGCGGATGCGTTGTGTCTGACGTTTGCCGGCCAGGCGGCTTTGGTGGGCGGTCGCGGGACGGCCTGGGTGGCGGGTAAGCCTTTGAAGCGTGGGATTAGGGGTGTGGTTTAATTCTTGCGTTCTGTGCGCAAGGTGATTAGGTTCTGTGTGGATTTCGGGGGTTTTCTTGGATGAAGACGCCGGCTTGGCAGCGTGCTGAGGGTAAGAGCCCGAGTGGTGGCTTGAATGCGAAGGGGCGTGCTTCTGCGCGTGCTCAGGGCATGGATTTGAAGCCACCTGTGAAGAGCGGCGACAACCCGCGTCGTGCGTCGTTTTTGGCGCGTATGGGGAATATGCCGGGGCCTGAGTTTAAGGATGGGGAGCCGACGCGGCTCCTTTTGTCTTTGCGGGCTTGGGGTGCGTCGAGCAAAGCAGATGCGCGGTCGAAGGCGAAGGCTATTTCGGCGCGGAACAAGGGCAAGGTGAAATGAAGAAGCCGGTGTGGCGGACGCCTGATCCGACGAAGGGTGACAAGAAGCTTTCGCCTGGCCGGAAGGCAGCGGCGAAAGCGATGGCGGCGAAGGCGGGTCGGCCTTATCCGAACCTGGTCGATAACCTGCGCGCGGCGCGCAAGAAGGGTAAGTGAGATGGCCGAGATGATGGACGACGTTGAGGGTGGCGAGGCTTGCCCGGCGGCGACGGGTGATCTGACGTTGAACCTTCGCAATCGTGGCCGTGCGATTGACAAGGCGGACTATGGTCCGATGAACCCCAACGAGCCAAATGATCAGTATTGGCAGCGTATGGCGGCGCGTTGGGACGTGTCGGCTGACGAGGCAAAGACGATGCGTTGCGGCAATTGCGGCGCGTTCAATCAGACGTCTCGCATGCTGGCGTGCATTGAGAACGGCTTGTCTGACGACCGGAATGAGGATGCGATGGAGGTCGTCGAGGCGGGTGATCTTGGTTTCTGCGAGATCTTTGATTTCAAGTGCGCGGCCGCGCGGACGTGTTCTGCCTGGATTGTCGGCGGTCCGATTAAGGACGAGGGCGACGAGGAGGGCGAGGAAGAGTACGAGGAAGAGGGCGGCGAAGAGTACGGCGAGGCTGAGGGCGGTTCTTCTGAGGATATGAGTGCCGAGGAGGAAGAGTAATGGCTGGTCTGCTCGATCGCGAGGACGATGAAGAGGTCAGGGGCCGCCGTCGTGAGCGAGCGGCTGCGCAGCCTGGTGTCGCTGGGTATCTCAATCGTGCTGGGCAGGCTGTTGGCGATGCTTACGACTATTTCCTGTCGATGCCTGACCGGATCCGGCAGCAGACCTATGACTATGCGGTGAGCCGGGGTGTTGATCCGGCTATGGCGGCTTCTGCTGCTGATCGTGTGGCCAGCAGGGCGGGCCGCACGACGGGTGCGGTTGAGTTCCTGATGCCTCAGACGGCGGGCGATGTCGCGCTGATGGCGGCTGGCCCTCTGGGTCGTATGGCGCCGGCGGCTGGTCGTGCGGCTTTGGCGCTTGGTGGTGGTTTGTTGGGCATGGAGCCTGGCGAGGCCGAGGCTGGGCGCGGTGATGCGGTGGCGCGTGGGGCGCGGAATGTTGTGCAGCGTGCTGTCGATGCGGTGACCGGCGGTGGTGGCCGTACTGCGCGCGCGCCTGTGACCCCTGAGGGTTATGCGGTGAAGGGGCCGGAGTACACGCGGGCGCAGCAGGCTGTGTTGCGTGAGCTTGCGTCAGAGGCGCCAGGCGTGGGGCCGATTGATCTTTCTCGGGCTGCCGGCGTTGGATCTACGCCTCAGGCGCCTCTTGAGCGTGTGGTGCCGCCGCGTGGCGTGTCGCCTCGCATGCAGCGTGCGCTTGAGAACCCTGACGTGACGGAGGGCGTGCGCGGCAGCATTCAGTCGGGCGTCGATATGGGCGCCGATCGCTGGTATCACACAGATCCGATCCTCCAGGCCTTTGTTGCGGAGCTGGGGCCGGAGGTTGGACCCCAGCGTTTCCGCCGGTATATGGACTATGTCGCGGCGACGTCGCCGCGGTCTGACGTGTCGACGAATATCCGCAATGCGAGCTTCTACTACACGCGCGACGGCCAGCCTCTTGCGAAGGAGGATCTGATCTACCCATACGGCCATGTGGCGCAGAACCTGCATCTGCAGAACGCGGCGACGATCCAGAATGGCGGCTTTAATGTGTTGCAGAACCCGAAGCCGGCGTCGTTCTCTGAGAACCTGCAGGGCAACCTAACGCCGGTGACGGTCGACACGCATGCCTTCCGCAACATTGGCATGCGGACGCGCGATCCTGAGTTCCTCGAGACGTCGATCTCAGTGCCGAATAAGACCGGCAAGGCCGCGGCGAACCTGGCTGATGAGGATCGCGAGCTTTTGACCATGGCGCAGCGTTACGGCGAGGTCTCGCCTGACGGCAAGAAGATCACCTTCCGCCCTCAGCAGCTGTTCCGCGATGGGCGCCTTACGATGGACGAGGCGGTCGGGATCCCGTCCTTCTGGGCGAGCAAGCCGCGCGATAACGAATATGCGGCCGCCGAGCAGCTCTATGCGCGCCTGGGGCAGGGCTTCAGCCTTCCGCCGGCCGATACGCAGGCGGCGGCCTGGGCCGGTGCTGGCCAGCTGACGGGTTTGGCGTCTCCGCCCACGCGCACCTTCCCTCAGCTGTTCAATGAGCGCGTCGAGTACACGGCGCGCATGCGCGGCGAGGATCCTCAAGACACGCTGCGAATGATGATCCGCGGCGAGCGGCCACTGCTTGGCCTCGCCGGCGGTGGTCTTGGCGTCGGCGGTCTGTTGGGCGGCCAGGAGGAGCGGTACTGATGAATGTCTCGATCTGCATTCCCGCGCGCGATGAGGTTGCCACTGGTTTTGCGCACGATCTGGCGATCATGTCGGCGCGTTGGTATGCGTCCGCGCCTGTTGGGGCGCGCTTTGACGTCCATATTGTCAACGGGACGCTGATTGCGGACCAGCGCGCGAAGCTGGCGCGCATGGCGCTGACGTCGGGCGCGGACTATGTGTTGTACCTGGACAGCGACATGCGCTTCCCGCCTTACCTGCTCGAGAAGCTGGTGGCGCACGGCAAGGACATCGTGGCGTGCAATTACGCCACCAGGCGCCTGCCGGTGAAGACCGTTGCTTTTTCTGATTTCGCGACGCTGAAGTGTATCTACTCGCACGACCGCAAAGGCCTTGAGGAGGTGGATGCGATCGGCATGGGGGCGATGCTGGTGAAGACGGAGGTCTTCCGCAAGCTGCCGCAGCCCTGGTTCAACGTGTCCTATCTGCCGAGCGGTGGCATGTATGTGGGCGAGGACATCTATTTCTGCAAGCTTGCCCAGGCGCACGGCTTCAAGGTGTGGGTGGATCACGACCTGTCGAAGGATGTGAAGCACATCGGGAAGATGGAGTTCACGCACGACCACGTAGAGGCGTGTCGGGCTGATATTCCGAGCGATGTGGACGAGGCCGCGGCCAAGATCATGGAGAGCGCAGCATGAAGAAGATGTCGAAGGCCGATAAGAAGGTGGGCCAGGTCATGAAAGAGTGGAAGGGTGGCACCTTGCACTCGGGCTCTAAGAAGGGGCCGGTGGTGAAGAGCCAGAAGCAGGCCCTGGCGATCGCCATGAGCGAGGCTGGTAAGGCGAAGAAGCGTTGAAGCACTACTACGAAGAGATCCAGGGCTGGTTTAACTTCACCAAGCCCTACAAGGACGCCCTTCGTGAGGCGTCTGACGGGTCTGTCTTCGTGGAATTGGGGTGCTGGAAGGGCCGATCGGCGTGCTTTTTACTGGTCGAGGCCCTTAACGCAGGAAAAACGCCTGCGATTTACTTTGTGGACCATTGGGGCGGTTCTTGCGAGCCGGAGCATCAGCAGGATCCCGAGCTCGAGAAGGTCTATGAGCTCTTCCTGGCCAATATCGGTCGCGCTGGGTATCCCAAGGCCAATGTTTTGCGCATGCCGACCGTGCCGGCGGCGGGATTATTCCCAGACGAGAGCGTCGATTTCATCTGGGTCGACGCCGGCCATGGTTACGAGGACGTCATCGCTGATTTAGAGGCCTGGTGGCCGCGCTTGAAGCCTGGGGGCGTAATTGGTGGTGACGATCTGCCCATGGAGGGTGTAAAGCAGGCTGTGAACGAGTTTTTCCCAAGCCACGAGGTCGGGTCCGAGGCGGGCTGGCAGTGGTGGCGTGTTAGGAAGAAGGTCTAAGACGATGGCTCAAGGCATTACACCAGGCCGGTATGACCCCGATGTCGTAAATCTGCCCGTGGGCAGTGACGTCTACAACGACGCCACCGGCTACATGCTGCCGCAGAACGAGCCGATGGATGACGAGGAGTTCCGATACATCGTCTTCCAGGCGATTACCGACAGCCAGACCTACATCGACAGCTATCTCGCGCCTGAGCGCGAAGCCGCGATGGCCTACTACCTGGGCGACCCCCTGGGGAACGAGGAAGAGGGGCGCAGCCAGGTCATCCTGACCGAGGTGCGGGACACTGTCCTGGCCATGCTGCCTTCGCTGCTGCGCATCTTCACCGGCGGCGACAAGGTGATCGAGTTCGTGCCGAAGGGGGCCGAGGATATTGCGGCCGCGGAGCAGGCCACCGACCTAATCAATTACGTTTTCATGCAGGAGAACCCCGGCTTCCGCATCCTGCACGATGCGATGAAGGACGCGTTGATCTGCAAGACCGGCGTGCTCACCTGGTACAAGGTCGACGAGGAGGCGGTCGAGTATTACGACTACTCAGGCCTTTTGCCGGAGGAAATCGCCTTTCTGACGTCGGATCCCGAGGTCGAGGTCGAGAGCCTGACCGAGGTGGTCGACATGACCACCGGCGAGGCCAAGACCGATCTGCGCATCCGCCGCGTGAAGCGCAATCCGCGCTATGTGGTCGAGTGCATCCCGCCTGAGCAGTTCTTGATTGACAACGAGGCGACCAGCCTGGACGACGCGATCTATGTCGGCCGGCGCAAGCTGGCGACGATCTCCGAGCTGGTGGCCATGGGCTATCCCCGCGACGTGATCGAGCAGAACGCCGGCACAGGCGGCTTCGACATGAACAACGAGGTGCTGATCCGCAATCCGGCGGACCAAAGCTTCTTTGGTATCACGCAGACCACCGACGAGACGACCGACAAGGTCTTCTACGTCGAGAGCTACATCCGCGCTGACCGCGATGGGGACGGCATTGCCGAGCTGCACAAGGTCTGCAGCGTGGGCAATGGCTCCTACATCCTGCACAGCGAAGTGGTGCAGAAGGTGCCTTTCGCCATCCTGGCGCCGGATCCGACGCCGCATACGATCTTTGGGCAGTCGATCGCAGACCAGACAATGGATCTGCAGATGATCAAGTCTTCGATCATGCGGAACACGCTGGACAGCCTGGCGCAGTCCATCCACCCCCGCACGGTGGTGGTCGAGAACCAGGTGAACATGGCCGACGTGATGAATGTAGAGACGGGGGCCATCATCAGGGCTCGCGCGCCTGGCATGGTGCAGCCCCTGGCCGAGCCCTTCGTGGGCCAGCAGGCCCTCGGCGTCATGGCCTACCTGGACGAGGTTAAGACCCAGCGCACGGGCATTTCTAGGGCCTCCCAGGGCCTTGATGCGGACGTCCTACAGTCCACTACCCGCGCGGCCGTTCAAGCGCAGCTGTCGAGCTCCCAGGAGCGCATCGAGATGATTGCGCGCCTCTTTGCCGATGGGCTGAAGCGGTGCTTCCAGGGCCTCCTGGGCCTGGTCGTGCAGCACCAGGACAAGGCCAAGATCATCCGCCTGCGCAATAAGTTCGTGCCGATCGACCCGCGGGGCTGGGACGCCGGCATGGACATGATCGTGAATATCGCGCTGGGCCGTGGCTCAGACGAGCAGCGCATGGCCTTCCTGACGCAGATCATTGCCCAGCAGAAGGAGGTCATCCAGACCTACGGGCCGTACAACCCCCTCGTCGACCTGGTTCAATTGCGCGGTGCGCTTGCGCAGGTAACGCAATTGGCTGGCTTCCAAGACCCAAGTGCATTTTGGAAGGAGATCCAGCCCGAGGAGGTGCAGGCCTTCATGCAGCAGATGTCGCAGGGGGCAAACAAGCCTGATCCGGCGACGCTGCTGGCCCAGGTCGAGGCCGAGAAGGTCAAGGCTGACATCTTGATCAACGCGGCCAAGCAGGAGCTCGAGCGCCAGAAGGCCGCGGCCGATGCGGATCTCGAGCGCGACAAGCTTTACGTCGACGCGCTGCTCAAGGCGGCCGAGATCCAAGCCAAGTATGGCGCGCAGGTGGACATGGCCGTGATCAAGGCCGAGGTCGATCGGCAGCGCAACGAGCTTAAGACCATGTTTGGCACGGCCCAGGGGCCGTTGCCTGATCAGCTCCCAGTGCAGCCGGCGCCGCCCTTGGCGATGCCTGGCATGCCGATGCCTCCAGGGGTGATGTGATGTCTACATATGAGCAGGAGGAGCTCTGGCGCGCAGCTGGGGCTCTCCACCGCGACGGAGCGGCGCAGGAGGTGCTTAAGCGCCTCGAGGCGCGCTATGTGGCCGAGTGGATGCTTTCGGCCCCCGATGAGGTGGGCAAAAGAGACGATGCGTATCACATGGTGCGCGCCGTAATTGCGTTCAGACAGCAGCTCGAGGTTTTGGCCTTGGAGCCAAGCGTGACGCAGTTCAATCGACGCTTGAAAACGGCGTCCCGAAAGGAGTAATAATTCATGGCCGAGCAATCGCAGCCAAGCGAAATCGGTTTGACAGAAGCAGCTGACCGTATTTCCAGCATCCTGGGAGGGGGAGACCCCGAACCCAGCGCCGGAAGGACTAAGGGGGCTTCTGCCGCAGTCGAGCAGACTGAGGCGTCGGCGGACCTGGGCGATGAGACTATGCCCGAGGGTGACGAGGCAGCGGATCAATCCGCGTCATCTGAGGGTGAGGGTTCTGGGGAAGTCGAGGACACTGAAGGGGAGGCCGAGGGCGGCCTGAAGCCTGACACGCTGGTCACCGTCAAGATCGACGGCAAGACCCAGCAAGTCACGCTGAAGGAAGCTTTAGACGGCTACCAGAGGCAGTCCGATTATTCGCGGAAGATGCAGCGGCTTCGTGATGAGGCTGTGGCATTTCAAGCGGATCGCCAGCAAGTGGAAGTGGAGCGGGCTCAGTACGGCCAACTCCTGGGGGCTCTAAGGCAGCAGCTCGAGCAGATGCAGCCGCAGGAGCCTAACTGGGAACAGCTGCACCGAGAGGATCCTCTCAATTTCCCGATTGTTGAGAAGCAGTGGCGCGACTATAGGGAGCGCCTGGCCGCGACGAGAGCCGAGCAGGAACGTCTGGCCGCAATTGCCTCTCATCAGGAGCAAGCCGCGCTACGGCAGCAGGTCGAGGAGGGACGTCAGTTCCTGCTCGAGAAGATGCCGGAGTGGAAGGACCAGGCTAAGTGGAACGCGGCGCGCAATAACCTTCGCGAGTATGGCCAGACGATCGGCTATTCAGAAGAAGAATTGGCGCAGGCGTATGACCCACG